TCACCCTCCTCTCAAGCGGAATAAAAACGGCGGCGACGGCGCAGTCGACGGCCTTCGATGTCTCGGCCTACACGGAAGGGCAAATATTCATCGATGTAACGGTCGAGGCCGGCACCTCGACCCTGGATGTCACGATCCAGACCTCGCCGGACAATGTCACCTGGTACACACATGCGACCGTCGGTCAGATCTCGGCGATCGGGCAGACACGGGCGGCGATCACGAATTTCGGAAATTACCTGCGGATCAACTATGTCGTGGGCGGGACATCGTTCACGTTTTCGGTGACTGGTGTGTTCAAGAATTGAGGAAGCCGATATGATCGCAACGGTCAAACGAATATTGAAACATCCTGATTTTATCGAGACATGCATCTGCATCATTATCGCCGTGCCAATCTCGGTATTAGTCGGAATCAATGCTGTGAATGTCGATTGGTTCGGCAGGCCCGGGAACTCGGGGCAATATTCACCGACCATAATAACTGCTGCATTAATGGCGGAAGCAGGAGAGCGCTATACGGAAGGCGCATCCGTCATAAATGAACGAGGCAAAGAGCTTAGAGATGCCCTTTCGCAGCGAACGAATATTGACGATCTTCGTCTCCTGCGTCAAATCCACGCCGCAGAAGAAAAAGCGTTTATGGAGAATATGAGAAAATGACCACACGGCAGGACTATATCACGGCGATCGGGCACCTGGTCGGGGGCGATCTGCCCCTGGGCGAGGCGGAGAAGATATTCGCAATCAATACGGCGCTGAAGAAATACAGCGGCCACCGGCCCCGGATCGTTGTCGAGGACGAGGACGGAAACGACTCGTTTGATTACGCGCTGTCGCTCCTGGCGGACTGGACGGAGGGTTTTTCCACGATCAAATCGGTGGAATATCCGGTGGACGACACCTCCGAGACGGCCTCGATCCTCCAGGACGACGCCTGGCAGATCTACCAGAAACCGGCGGGGAAATGTCTCCGCCTCCTGGAGGACACCCCGGAGACGACCGAGGATCTGCGGATCGTGTACACGGCGCTCCACACCTGCACGGACGCGGCCTGCACGGCGCCCTCCTACGACGAGGAGGCCCTCCAGATCCTGGCGGCCTCGATTTTCTGCGACATGCTGGCGGCGTATTTCGCTCAGACGCAGGACAGCACGATCCAGGCCGATGCGGTGGACCACAAGAGCAAGGCTTCCGAATACGCCGGCCGGGCCCGGGCGTACCGGAAGATGTATTTCGACCACATCGGGATCAAGGAGGGCGAGACGCCGGCAGCCTCCGTGACCAAAGACCAGGACATGCCGGGGAGTTGGGCGGCTGATAAAATGACGCATCCGGGGCGGTATCGATGATTGATCTGAAAGTCACGGCGAATATCGAAGGGTTGGAGAAACTCATCGCGCGGTTCCCGGAAGCCTCCGTCGCAGCCCGCAGGGAGAAAATCTCCGAAGCGGCGCTCCTGCTGGAGCGGGCGATCAAGCAGGCCACTCCGGAAGGGGCGGGGCCGATCCACTTGCGGGACACGATCTTCCAACAGGTCCGGCAGAGCGGGGTTTCCGTCTGGGGCATCGTCGGGACGCCCGCGGTGTACGGGGAACCCGTGGAGATGGGGACCAGGCCGCATTTTCCGCCGGTGGCGCCGATCCGGTTCTGGGTGGAGAAGAAACTGGGTTACAGCGGCAAGGAGGCGCAGTCCGTGGCATTTCTCATTGCGCGGGCGATCTCCCGGAGGGGCACAAAGCCGCAGAGGATGTTTCATCGGGGTTTTGAGGAAAACGAGGCGCGCGTCATGGCGATTCTGGCGAGCATTCCCGAGGCGATCATCAGGAGGGTTCAGGCATGAGCTTGCCGCAGATCCGCGAGCAGATCAAGGTCATCCTCTCCGGCGTGCCGGGCATCGGCGTCGTCCACGATTACGAACGCCTGGCTGCCGACTGGAATAAGTTCCTTGATCTCTGCAAGGACGCAAACGGCAGGATCAATGCCTGCATGTTCCGCCGGGGAAAGATGGCAAAGAAGACGATCACGATTGGGCAGAACAAGGAACGCATCCATGTATTTGTCATCAGAATCATTATGGGACTGAATGATGCACAGGCTACGGGGATAACCTTCGACGATCTGCTCGATGCGGTCGAAAAGGTTTTTGACCAATATCCGACGCTGAATGGGACGTGCAGGGCGCTTTTTGCGGACTGGGGACCTATGGCGGGCCTGTCGGGGGCGCAACTCGAAATAAGCGAGGATAGGATTTTCGCGGGGGTATTGTGCCACTACGGTGAGATCCATCTGGCCATCGTGGAACGGAACGATCTTTAAAAGGAGGCATGCATGAAAAAACTTGTCTATACCGAAGGACCGGAGATCATGATCTGCGGCGTCGCCGGGAAGTTCCGGCTCGGCATCCCGCGGGAGGTTTCGGACGACCTGGCGAAGATCCTGCTCCGCAAGGGCCGTCTGAAGGAAGCGGGGACAGATTTGAAATCTGTCCCCACAACGCCGGAGGCCGCGAAAGAAACGGGGACAGATTTGAAATTTATCCCCGCTCGGACCCCCAAGAAAGCGAAGGAGGAATAAATCATGGGACAGCAATCAGGCGCCAACGCCGTTCTCATTTTCGACACGGAAACCGTGTACAAAACGATCCCGGAGGCTGAGGACGCCCACGTCCTGCCGTTCGTTTCGGAGTCCCTGCGGCTCTCCCGAAACCTGGTCAAATCGCGGACGATCAGGAGCAACCGCAACCCCCAGGCCCCGATGCGGGGAAACATGAACGTCGCCGGAGACGTTGCCATCGAGCTCTCGCCGCAGTACGGGAAGCTCTTCAAGCACATCTTCGGGGGCTACGGCGTCGGGGGCGAAGCGGCCCCCTACACCCACACCTACAAGATTGCCGCGCTTCCCGTGGGGATGTGCATTGAGAAGCAGTTCACGGACCTGGACACCGATAAGTACTTCCTCTACAACGGCTGCAAGATCGCCAGTTTCAAACTCGCCGGAAAGACCGAGGGGCCGATCGATTGCTCCATCTCGCTCATGGGGGCGAAGGAGACCATCAGCGGGGCGACCTTCGACGCCACGGCAACCGACAACGGCCATACCCCGTTCGACGGTTTCGAGGGATCCCTCCTCTATGGCGGGTCCACCCCCCTGGCGGTCGCCACGGAGATTGATTTCACCCTCGATAACGCCCCGGACGGAAATACCTACGTCATGGATGGGACCGGTCAGCGCCGCAGCTTGCCTGAGGGTGCCGCGATGGTCAGCGGCAACGTGAAAATGCTCTTCGAGGACGACGTCCTCTACGCCCTGGCCGTCGCCAACACCGAGACATCGCTGACGCTCCATTTTACAAAGGGAGCCGGCACGGGGGCGTCCGCCGGAAACGAGAAGATGAGTTTCTATTTCGACGAGCTGAAGTTCAGCCCCAACTCGCCGGTGATCTCCGGGCCGACGGGCCTGTTGGTCGAGTTGCCCTTCGAGGCGTACCTGAACATCGACGCGGACGAATCGGCCCTGCGGATGGTGCTCCTGAGCCCGATCGCGACGTTCTAATCCTGGAACGTGGGGACAGATTTTAAATCTGTCCCCACGCGCGGTATGAGGGAACAGATTTCAAATCTGTCCCCAAATCCTTAAAGGCGGTGGAATGTGAAGATTTTAGTGCGGCGTTACCGTCGGTGGCGGGCCGCAGGAAGCGGTCATTACGAGGCGGCAAAAGAGGCGTGGCTTGATTCCATGTTTATTTTAAAAATCAGGTCTTTCGTAATCTATAGCAGGCTTAAAAAGGAGATTTTATGACCGAAAAAAAATACGTCATCGGCGGAAATACATATATCCAGCGGCCCCTCGTTCTGGGACAGCTCAAACAGCTCCTCGACGTCCTGAAGGGGATTACCATCCCGGCGGACATGGAGACCATCGCCCTGGTCGATGCGCTGGGCGGCCGCCTTCCCAAGGCCCTGGCCGTCGTTCTGAATCCGGAGGGGTTGCCCCTCCGGGAGAAGGATATCGACGACCTCGCCGTGGAGATCGAGTTTGCGATCACACTGGAGCAGACCGTCGAGGTCGTCGAGGATTTTTTCGCATGCAACCCGCTCCCATCGCTTTTAAGCAAATTGGGCATGGCCGCGGGGAAGATCACGGCGCAGATGACGCCGGAGACGGGATCGAAACTCTCTGCGTAATCCTCGCCGGCGGGGACATCACCCGCCGGGACGACATCCTCTGGGGATTTACGTATGAAGAATGCCGGCCTTGGATGGAAAGCCGAACGCGCGACGTCCTCTTCCGGGAGGCCGTGATCCATTTCCTGGTCGGCGAGACGGACGGCCAGAAAAAGAAACGGCAGACGGAGGAATACTGCCGGGCCTGCAAGGCGGCGAAGCGGGACAGGGATTGCGATCATTGCAGCCGGTCAATAACGGTGCGGGCGCAAGATCGGGGACATGATGCAGCATCGCCAATAACTGACGGGGACATGATGCTGCATCGTGTCCCCGCAGATACGGAAAAGTATTATGGCGGACAATAAAATTCAGATCGTCATCGAGGCGTTGGATAAGACGAAGGCTGCGTTTTCCGAACTCGGGAAATCCATCAAGGGAATCGGGGAGACAACCAGGACGACGCAGAGCGTCACCGGTGGATATCTCGCAAAGATCAAGGAAAATTGGATGGCCCTTTCCGCCGCCGTTGTGGCCGCTTATATGGCCATGCGCAAAGCCTTCGTTCTCATGGAGGAAGGCGCCAAGGCCCAGCAGACGACCGAAGCATTCCGGGCGCTGGCCCGGGAAATGAAATTCAACGCCGACCAGGTCGTCGCCGACATGCGGCGCGCCACCAACGCGACCATCGAGGACAGCGGTCTCATGCAGAAGGCCCTGAAGGGAATCGCGCAGGGTCTCAAGCCCGACGAGATGATCAAGATCGCCGAGATGGCCCGCGCGGTGGCGGTCAAGCAGGGCATCGACGTCGGGCAGGCCTACGAACAGATCACCGATGCCATCGCCAACAACATGCCGCGCGCCTTAAAGAAGATGGGTCTCGTCAGCA